GCTCCGTCCTGTAGCCAAGCTCCTGTGTAACGCAGGGACATCTTAGGTTATCGCTTCAAAGATTGCTGTGTAGGTCAAAGCACTTGCAGTGCCTGATGTCACACCAACAGATTGATTCTCCGTAATATACAGATCAGTAGTCTTATCAACTATGATGAGTGAAGCGTTAGCTGGCACAGAGATCTGATAAGAAATATATCCAATGACTGTAGCAGAACCGAACGTGGCGTTGTTACCCACACCAACAGTTGCATAAGCAGCTGAAGCAGTTGTGTTAGATACAATCAAGCCAGTGATCTTGTTAACAGTGCCAGCTGCTGGTGTTAAACCAGTAAGCGTTGTTGAGCCGTTATATGTCCAGCTTGTAGTTGCACCAGTGGTAGATGGAACCACATAAGCAGTATTGCCGTAGATCGTGGTTAGTGCTGCAATATTTGGGTTTGCCATTTTAGAATCCTAAAGTCATTATTAAGCCGATTGTTTTTGTGTAGTCCACTGGGCCTGTAGCACCAGTTGCGCCAGTTGCACCGTTTGATCCGTTTGCTCCTGTAGGTCCTGTTGGTCCATTTGCGCCATTAGCCCCCGTTGCACCTGTAGGTCCAGTTACTGTGGCCCCCGTTGCACCTGTAGGTCCAGTTACTGTGGCCCCCGTAGCACCAGTTGCGCCTGTAGGACCGTCTATTCCGTTGGCGCCGGTAGCGCCCGTTGGGCCAGTAATACTAGCACCTGTTGCGCCTGTAGCACCAGTTACACCAGTGGGGCCTGTTACTGTAGAGTCAGCGCCTGTTGCACCTGTAGGGCCAGTGATTGATTGCCCGGTTGCGCCAGTTACGCCTGTTGAACCTGTAGCGCCAGTGACTCCGGTGCTGCCTGTTGGGCCTGTAGCTCCTGTGCTTCCAGTGGAGCCTGTGTTGCCTGTTGGGCCAGTGACTCCAGTTGCGCCTGTAGCGCCGGTAACTGCTGTTGTTACTGGACCATTGTCAATCCAAGTGGTGCCATTCCAAATCCACAGATGGTTATTATCTGTAGTAATGTATGCGTCGCCTGTTGTGTTGCCAGTGGGTGGTAATAATGTTGAATTAGCTACAGCACCTTTGTATGTAATACCAGCACCTTGTGATCCTGTAGCGCCTGTTGGTCCTGTGGATCCCGTTGTACCAACGCCTGTAGCGCCTGTAGAACCAGTTGGGCCGGTACTGCCTGTTACGCCGGTTGGTCCTGTAGCGCCGGTAGCTCCCGTGGCCCCAGTGATAGCTTGACCTGTTGCACCTGTTGCACCAGTTACGCCGGTTGGTCCTGTGACTGTTGATGCTGCGCCTGTGCTACCAGTTGCGCCAGTGTTGCCGGTCGGTCCTGTTCCGCCCGTACCACCAGTAACGCCACTGGGGCCTGTTGGGCCAGTGGGCCCACCTAACTCAGCAATATCTTTTAGCTGAGTTTGTTTAGTAATACCATTTTGAACAACGACAGTAAATTCGTCACCCGTCAGGGCACCTGCTACCTGTAGTTGTGTTATCGAACGATCTGCCATGGTGGTCTCTTTATTATTGTTTTAAATCGCCAGATTTGCCAGCGGTTGTTGAGTCTGTTCGGTTCTGTGTAAGGAAAATAGAATCTCGAGCTGGATTGTTTGGCTGTCTTACTGGCTGTCCTACAGGACTATCAATTGGGCCCTCTGGGGCTGGTGCAGTTGCAATTTGCTGACCACTAATTGGGCCAGTGGCAATATCAGTATCGGGACGTGGGAAACGCAACGAAATATTTTCTGTTTGACGTGCTGGTAATCTCCAGGGATCAAAGTTATCTAGATCAGCCTTACATACACGCATACCCGGAAAGTTTGGGTCGGGCATTAATTCTGTATAGGCGAACTTACGTCTGCAGCGATCACAGATCGCCACAGACAGAACACTATTACCTCGAGTGTCAAGGTAAACGGGCATTACTTAGCCCCAGAATATTGTAATAGCTGCAGAAGCGGGTAGTGTAACGTAACAGCCCGTAGAAAAACGGATACCAGTTCCCGGAACCAATGTTGAAATAACCGCAGTATTGGTTGTTAAGTCTACTTCAATTAGTGGTGTGCCAGTTGCTGAAGTATTGTCATAAAACAGTACTGAACCCGCAGTGCCCCCTGGTTTTACTTGCCAGCCACCAACACGACCGGGGCCGGTAAAGGCTTGACCGCTTGCGTTTAAATGGGCCGCAGCTACATCATTTAATGTTGTCATTATTTTTCCTTAAGTTAAAGAAGGCGGGACTAGCCCGCCATCTTAATTAGTTATTTGTATAACCAGAACCGTAAGGAGTGATTGTACCGTCTTGATTGCGGCCAGTGTACTGGATAGACAATGTGCCAGCAGAAGCAGCCTCAGAAGCTAAAGTAATAGTCACGTCGTAGATACCAACGTTAGCCAACAAGTTAGCTACAGCAGCAGATGCTGTAAAAGCTACAGTTGCTTTACCTAAAGCAGTAGTTGTCAATGTGCCGATAGTTGTGGTCGTGCCGTTTGATGTTAAAGTTACAGAACGTGATGCTGCACCAACAACGTTAAGGTAAGCATCGATTGAGTGAATGATAGAGCCAGCTGGCAATACATCTACGGATGCTGTACTAGCAACAATAGCAGATTGCTGGGAAATCATTGCTGCGCCAGTGTTGTCGGCAGAAATTGTGCCGTCATTGCTGGTTGTTTGACGTGTGTTAAGACGTAGTGGTAGTGTAAATGTACTTGACATTATTTGATTCCATTTCTTAGTGGGTGTCCCAAACTGTCTCTAAGTCGTCCTGCCGGGAAGGTTCGGCGGTCAGAATGGGATTATTCTTCCTATACCTACTAATGCAAAAAAGGCGGTTAATCCGCCCCTATAAAACAAAAAACCCCAGGTTTTTAGCCTGGGGTTCCAAATACCCTTGTGGGGTTGTTTGCTTAGACGCCTTGAGTACCGTAAATGTTACGCGCATCGTGCCAACCTGTAGCATAACGCTCAGTAGCCTTATAACGCATAGAATCAGTCTCGAAGTCACCTTCCATGGATTTCTCCATTGGACGACGCATTACGAGCATGAGACCATTTTCAGCATCAGTCTGAACCCACCAGGCTTTGCTAGAGGACAAACGTGTTACCACGTGTGTGCCTTTAGGCAACATGCCTGTTGATTTGATAGGGTTCAAATCGTTGTCAGCTGTACCAGAACGGAGTACAGACTTGAGGATAACCTCAGCCTGGAACTCGAGTGCTGGTGGAACAACTAACTGTTCTGCCTTCAGACGGATACGCTTACCGTTGTTGTCGATAGCAGAACGGATCTGAATCAACATTTGCTCAACAGAAGTTTGGCTCAATGCAGCTGGAGTTGATAACTTGTTTGAGTATGTCAAACCGTTAGCAACAGGGTGAGCTGTATTAACCAAAGTAACGCCGTCGCCGCCTACATAACCAGTTGTGAACGCGAAGTTCAACAAGTTGGCACAGAGGGTTTCCTTAGTTTCAATCATAGACTGAGCTAAGTGTTTAGCGAAGGTGCTACCGATACGAATGTGATCGCCATCTTCCATCAAAACTTTGGTCAAAGCATAAGCCAAGCCATAGATTTGGTAGATGAATCGGGTGATGTACAATGTACCACCTTGATCGTAGCTAACTGGAGTGCCGTCAGGCATCGCAGGAGCTGCATTCATACCATAAAGCATTACTTCTTCGTGGTAATTACGTGGAATACCTTGGATCTGTTCTACAAATCCCTTCCACTCATCGGCGCGTTGTTCGTATACGCCATCAAAGACTTCGTTGATAATCGGTTCGACTACCGCACGAAAGTCGGTACTACGCATTGGGGTTGCCATGTGCTATTCCTTTTCTTTCGTTAGATTAAGCTGAAACCGATGGGGCTACGAGCTGGCTGTTTGCGATCTGAACTTGAACGATGGTGTTTGTATCACCCCACGCATTAAGTTCGCCTGTTGGGTAAGCAACTTCACGACCCAAACCAACCACTTTAACTTGACCTTGACCAGTACCTGAAGTAACGGCAGTGTTGCTAATTGCTGTAGTTGAGAAGCCAGCGCCACCATTGCCGATAGCAAAGCCACCAGTAACTGTGTAACCAACCGTGGATGAGAAGTCAAACTCTCTACCAATTGCTGTGTTAGCAATAGTACCTTCGGCTTGAACCTCGTAAACTAATTGAGGATCAGAGAAGATCCAGAAAATAATTTCGGTTGAAGCGTCAAGAGTTGCTTTAGAAGCCCATTTGGATACTGAACGACGACCTTGTGAGTCTGTGAATTCAACACCGTCGAAAGAGCCAAAAAAGCGTGTGCCGGAAGTACCGGCTATGGTCAGGGCGCCAGAACTATTCACAGCCACTGGTGTAAACTGGTAAAATGCTTGACCAGTTGACAAAGAGTAGTTTGCTGAATAGTTAGGTGTTCCAGTAACGAAGGAGTTCGTACCTGCAAAAGGTGTCGAACGATCCAGACCGCTAGGGTGGAACGATGGCTTCAGACCAAAGGGTTTTAATGTAGTAGACATTGTCTATTAGTTCCTTTGTTAATTTGAAGTATGTTATTCAAAACGAATATTGCTATTCGCCTTTGCTTGTTCTTTTTCCATCTCCAAAATACCGCCTTCAAGAATTGATCTACCGCCTTTACCTTCTTGAGCTGAGCTCCGAACGTTTGCGGTAATATTTTGTTGATGAGCTAGCGGATCCTCTAGGTGCATCATACGCATCACTTCTTGGTAGATTTCTTCTGGTAACTTAAAAAGAACCATTTCATTACAACTTACACAGCCTTCGTACTTGCCGGAACTCATTTTGCCGAGATTTTCAAAGCCTTTACCTAAGTCGCTGGCTTTCACTGGCTCATAGCCCAATGCTAATCGCTTGTCGATGCTGTCATAATTATTTGTGGTGGATAACCAGCACAAGTGCATACCCGGAATAATTCCCTCCGGTAGGTCAGGCAGTGCGCTATTTTGCCATTTATCCCTGAACGCCTCTGCACGTTCGCGCTTGCTCTTATTGCCCGGATCTGCTTCCGCAATCCGTTCTTTTGTTTCTTGTACTCGGTCCGCTAAGCGGTCTTCGATGTCACGTTTGATTCTTGGATTTGCCATGATAATTAACCTTTATTTTCACGATCATACTGTGCATATGCACGGATCATTTTGTTTCGTTTAGCTACATCGTCCCATGCGCCAGCGTCTTTAATTGCATTCACACGATCTCTTGACAGTGTGATCGTACCTGGCTTGGTACTTGCTGTGTTTGCAACTCGGCTAGAGGCTGTTGGGCCTGCTGAACGTCGCTGGTTGTTACCACTCTTCGCTGTGTAGCGATGAGGCAAACGAGCTGTTAAACGATTATCTAACTCATCCCAATACTCAGGATCAGACGGATCCCAACCATCAGCGACAAGCTCTTGGTCAACTACTTTGGCAATTCTACTATCTGTATCTCGAGCTTGCGGGTCAAACCAAGAGTTACGTTTTAACCATGTGTTAGCATTTTGTTGCACTTCATTGCTAACTGGGTTTGGAACGTTTTGTTTTGGTGCCTTAGCTTTTTCGAGCTGTTCTTTCTTGTAATGCTGGGCTTGGTTCAAACGCTGTTTGGCGTCTGTTAACTGCTCCAAGTATTCCATCTGCGCATTTACATCACCTGCTTGGGCTGCCTGCACCATCTTCATCTTAGCGTACTCGACACGGGTTGCCTCATCTTCAAGGGCCTTGTCAATCTGCGCAAACTGATATGATGCTGCTGTATCTTCTACAGCTGCCAATCGCCTAGCAAGATCTTCATTACGCTTTTCAAGCGCACTGATTTTGTGTTTGGCGGATGCCTCGCGTTGCTTAGCTAGTTCTTTCTTTAGCTTTCGCTCTTCTCTGCGGGCTTCACGAATTCTTTCACGGTCTTCATCGGACTCATCGCTATCGTTGTCGTCAGAGCCATTATCTTCATCTTGGCCACCTTCGTCATCTTGATCGTCTGATGCTTCTACCGCAACTTCTACTTTTTCGTCGTCCTCAATTTGCTCGGGGAGTTCGACGCGGGCCAGTATAGACCCATCTTCCTGTTCCTTAATTGGAACGTCTTTTTCATTGTCTGCCATGCTCGACTTTCTACAAAGTTAATCTACAAACGCTTTCATTTTTTGTGCTGCCTCGAACGATTTGATCTTGGAGATCACTTCACGTGCTTGCAGTGTAATAAACACTACTGGAGCACCATCATCGTCTGGTTGCACAACAAACCGATCGCCGCCGTACTTGATAGTACGAACTAAGTCGCCGACTTTACACCAAGGACCTTCAGGCCATGGTGATAGATCATCTGGGCTTTTGTAAGCCAAGGGACCAATGCCAATTACTTTAGCTACTGTTTCATTAAAGCGTAAAGTTTGTCTGGTTTCATCCACTAAGATGATTCCGCCTTTACTTGTGATCTTTTCACGGCGTAACTGCACCATTACTCGGTCCCCAAGGATTTCTACCCCCGCATCTACTTCTGGAAAGCATTCCTGCTCGCTACGTAGATCCGGTTCGTCGTTACTGTTAAAATCAATCGCCATCCGGCAATCCTTTCTATGCTTCGTCGTCTTCCGTCAAAATTTCTTCAATGAGGTTTAAAGTCTGTGTTAGCCCTTCGTACCTTCCGACCATCCTCTGATAGTCATCAAATGTATTTACATTCATTCCCGCAGTGATGGTGTCTGCAAGGGTATTGCGCTCAGTCTTTACACGACCGATAATAGTGCTTATAAAGTCCTTCATACTTTTACTAATGCAAAAGGGCGGAGGTTTCCGCCCCAATGATTAATAAAAGTTTCCGCCTTTGATATCTTTAAGATTCTTATCTGGACCAATTTTTTCAGCATTTGCCATTTTGGCTTGGCTGTTACCAATTTTCCAGTTGTTTTTTCTTGAAGATCCAGATGGACCTGCATCGAGAGTTTTCTCACCAGGACCGCCGCCGAAGCCGGGGGTACCAGTCATTTTGTAAGTCTTGCGGAAGCCTAATTCTCCGCCGTCTTGTGGGTTTTTAGCCATTATTGTCCTTGAGTGGGTTGTGGGGGTGGGGTTAATGATGCTTGTTGCTCTTGTTGCGCCATCTGTTGTTGGTGCTGTTGATCTGCTAATAATGCTTGCTTTTCCAATTCCAACTGATGGTTTTGTTGGTCAGCTTGCGCTTGGAACGCTTGTTGCTGCACTGCAATACCATGTTGACGGATGTCTTGTTCGGATGCTCTAGTAGCTTCCATAGCAGACATGTTTTGCTCATGTTCCAACATACGTTGTTGCTGATCTAACTGAGCACCAGCTGAAATCATAGCTACACGCTCTTTTGCTGCATTGTTGATGTTGGCCATTGCAATGTCTGTAGCATTACGTTGGCTGTCAATGTTAGACTGAGTTTGGTATTTAGCAATAAGCTCTTGAACCTGTTGTTGCATTTCTTGAGTTTTAAGTTGATACTCTTGTTGCGATTTTTGTAACTCAGCTTGCATCTTAGACTGGAACTCTTTGCTCTTACGCTCTGTCTCAGCCATCTGAGTCTTCATAAAGACCGCAGCGGAAGGATCGGCCATAGCAGCAGACTCTTGTTTCTGTTGGTTGGCTTGTTGTACTTTCTGAGCCAGACCTTGGATCTGCTGGATAAACGGTTGCATTTCTTGCTGTGAGTCTTGGTTGACCATTTGAGATGCAATTGCCAGAGCTTGCTGGGCTTCTTGATCCAATGGCTTCTCTTGGTGCAACTCAAGTGAATCACGGCCGCCTGCGGCTTGTGCTACATAACCACGCATGGATTGCAAGTAGTGTAATGTTAAATGTTGTTTGATATGCTCTAAAGCATGAGGTGCAAACACAGGGCCAATAACAGGGTTACCGCCATAAGCGGGATTATTTGCATATTCTAGGTGGATCTTTAAGTGAGCGATGTGGTCTTGGTCGGGGTAGGCAGCTGCAGGACGGTTCATTGTCATAGCCACGTTCTCAAGTGCTGGATTGGATTCTTTAGCACCTAGTGGGTTTGGCAATACTTCCTCAATAGCTGGAACTTTAAGTTGTCCCAAAATTCTACGATACACACTACGGATGTCAAACATACCTGGAGGCGCAGAAGAAGCCATCTGTAAGAGAGCTTGGTTCTGAGCAACACGCTGTGTCTCAGAGAAGATGTTAGGATCGGATACTGGGCGTACGTCGTTGTTATACGCAAAGTCACGCACTTCAACTTCAGTGCCAGACTGGTTGTCCATCTCTTCAAGGTACCAGTGGTTTAGTCTGGAGATAATCTTGAGAGACTTAGCTTGTGAACGGTGTAAGCGGGCGTGGATAGCAGAGAACACCTTAGCACCTTGCTCAATCAGAGCTTGGGCCGTGCCGACTGGCATGTTGTTGTTTGCTTCGCCAATCTTTTCTTCGGATGTAGTTACAACACCCTTAGCAGCTGCTGTCAACCAACCCATTAATTCCATAAGAACGGATGATGGCGGGTTAAACGGCATTGCCATTGCAATCTTACGTACGTCGTCTACACCAGGTGCGCCTTCAATCTCAATTACTTGGGTCGGTTCGATTCGGTCTGACTGTCCACCAATTCGTCCACCTTTGAGCTTAAGAAGTGTCTGGCTGTTGTTGATATGAGCAGCGTCAAGGAGAGCACGAAGAGCACCGGTAAGAGCAGCAGAAAGGCCGCCAATGAGATGAGGTAATCCAATAGCGTACGCTCCACGCCAAGGAATGAATTTAAACTCGACATACCATTCGAGTTTTTCAAGTTTCTCATCGTTTGCTTCCCAGTTACGATATAGTGCCAGAACTTTGCTGGATGATTCATCAATTGTGAGGATGTACGGAGCACGACGACCATCGGTCATTTCGTCTTCATCCATACGCATAAAGCATGTTACTTCATACACACGGCGCAGGCCGTCAATGTTTTTACCTGATGACTGCTTACCTTCAATCTTGTTGTTGGCTTTTTCTGAGCCAGTCATATCATCAATTGGTGCATCTGATGTATATGAAGCGTCTATGTCACGATAGATACCTTGCTCAATACGTTGTTGGAAGATGTCTTCAGTGATGTCTTGTACTTCAGTAATACGTGCTGACGTATAGAAGTTGGTAGAAGCGTATGGGAGGAGTAGATTGTCAATTGGAATCCACTCGCACATCGGACGGCACTGTTCTAAGTCATAGCGCCATTTAAGGTACTGTGAACCACCAAGGGGTAGCTGAGTGAGCAACTGCTCCATCTCATCACGGTACTCTTGTACTTGTTCTGTTAGCTGCCAGTTAAGGAATGTTACTTTACGCTCAGCAGTTTCTTCTTTTTGGCGGTCTGCCTCACCCTTGATGTTTGACTTAACAATGCCATCTGGTGGAAGAAGTTCTTTAGCGGATGACGCAGCGAAGTCAACGCATGCCTCAGCCATAACGGGGTGGACGACTTTGGAAGCCCCATCGAATGTCGCGCCTCCAGGTGCGTCCTTACCTAAACCGGTACGGCGTAAGCCGTCTTCGTATTGTTTGTCACGTTCTTTACGTGCTTCCTTATCTTCATCAATCAGATCAAGATAATCGGATGCCAATGTATCGAGGAAATCCTCGTCCAGTACTTCGGCTAAATTCTCATAAAACTCTGGGTCTTTGCGTGGCCCGCTTTTTTCTTGGAAGTTAACAACAACAGAGCCATCATCAAGTTCAATAACTTCTTGCTCTACTTCATCAGGGTCTAAACCCAAAACTTCCTCGTAATGGTCCATCTCAGCTTCTTGCTGGGCTGCCAGTTTTACATCTTCTTCTCGCTCTAGCCCGGGCAAGTTAGCGCCCATTTGCATCGGTATTGTTGGATTTGCCATATGTCTCTGAATTTGGTGGATGTATTTGTCCTATACCTACTAATGCAAAAAGTATGGGGTTTCCGCCCTACTGGGCATACGGGTTAAAGAATTTCTTTTTGTACTCATCGTCAGCGTAGTCATAATCCCTAGCTGGCAGAGGATCCAGTCTTACCCAACCAGAGTCTCTTAAGACACGCAAGGCCTGGGACAGGGAATCCACATAGTCATCATGTCCCCCGGCTTCTGGGAACGAACACACCTGTCTGAGGAATCGTTTGGCCCATTCGGCAAAGTCACCCTTAAGTTTCATGTCTTCTGGTATGTACACCTTGCCCTTAGCAACCAATGGCGCCACAATGTTAACACGCTGCACCTTATCTGCACGACCCGGATTGTAGCCACGTACAGGCACCCCTGCGCCCTGTAGCTCTTGGATAAGGGAGATACCTGCAGACTTGTCCTCCATCAGTATAAGGTCAGCTTTGCGGCCCTTACCGAAGTCATTGTCAGCACCGTACACTACTTCTTTAAAGTCTTCAATCACCTTACGACGCAGTTCGGGGTAGGACATATGCGCATCCCAAGCATCTAACAGGATAACTGCTGTACCGGAGTCCAGTTGCTCGAACACACCCCACACCGTACATGCCGTTGGGTCGTTGGTTGTCTTTTCTGAGGTAGCCGGATCATACGAGGCAATCACATACTCAAGGTCTGGGGTGGCACGATTGGCTGGCCACATGCGGAACATCTTACGTTTGATAATACCCGCAGCTTCTGGATCCAGGATCTCACCATAGATCTCCTGACGACCTAGGTCTGTACCATCGTACGTCTCTAGCTGTTTGAAGAACGTTTCAGATAGATTGGATCTATTGTCATAGGAACTGGCATTGGCTACATAGACGTCTCCACCGACCTTACCTTCGTTGAGATCAACGATGAGCTCTTTAGGTTTGGGGGTGGTGGTGATGATCTGCTGGACTCGTGGGATTCGAGAGTCTTTAAGACGCAAGGTGAACTGAACACCATCGTACGCATCATCGATGTAGTCGAAAGCACACAGCTCGTCAAACCAGGCTCCATGGTACTGCTTACCACGGTACCGCTCCGGCTCTGACGCGGGGATTCCTTGGATGATGGAGCCGTTGGTGAGGGTAATCTCAAAAAGGGATTTGTTGTAATCCCGAATGAGGCTGGCGGGGATGATATTAAGGAGTCCGCTATCTCCCTCAAAACAAGTTGCTCGTATGTCGTTGGAAGTGGGGGCAGTGACGAGCCAACGGGTGTTGTCATACTTCCAAGCACGAATGCCAATCCAATGGCTGGCAGTGTGCGTCTTGCCAGATCCCCGTCCGGCCAACATAAGAAACGTATCATACTCTCCATCCTCTGGTTCTCTTTGGTGCGGCAGGGCTTGAACCTGCCATTTGACTTGCCACAGTGCAGCATCAAGCTGTTGCTTAGGCCAGTGTTTATGTGCTTCTGCAAACTTTTTAAGTATAAGCTCTTGTTTTGATGTCAACATGTTGAAATAAATCCTTCTCCTACGAGAATAGTGTTGTCTGGTGCAGTGGTTTCAATATGAACGCAAGATTGTGGCGCTATTTCTTCAATAGCCCGTATGAATCTACGTCCATATACAATTTTTAAAGGTTTTGATACTTGGTTAGATACCAATTTTAACTTACTTCTAAATAAAAGTATATAGGTACCGTTAGGTTCGTTGTGTTGCAGGGTAGTTCTATGCCCCAAGGACTCTACCAGGGACTGAACCTGCTGCACAACACTTAAATTCTTGTTAGAAAACCGAAACGTGTCAGTTTTGTGGTTGTATTGCCGGGGTTTGGAATAAATTATGCCACGGAGCAGGGCAATTCGCTGGTCTTTGTCCGCCAACAGGTAGTTATTCGGAATTTTGTAAGGGATGTTAGGCAGTAAGTGGTGCTCAATGCTAGGAAGCGCAGAGAATTCCCGTTCACCTGATTCGGATAGCCACCCTTCTGTCAGTTTGTACCCAGCGTCTTTGAATTCCTGGTGTACATCGTCCTTAAAACCTTTGGGTGGCGTCATGCGCCGGTTCATTTTGCGGTTAAAAAACCAAAAACCAAACACAAATGGGGGTACTGGCAGGGTTTGGTGGGGTAATTCCAGGGGTTGCGCAGTCTGAATGGAGTACTGATACTCTACTGGTCGACATTTGAGAGACTTGGTAAGTAGTTGCTTAACGTCAATATGCCGTAATGGGCGTTTGAACTTGCGAACTTGCTTATACTGGTGGATTCTGCTGCGGTGGAACTTGTTTTCTGTGAGAAATCCAAGGTTCTCATCACCGGACATGGTCAGGTTGTCAGAGAACTGTACTAGGTAGCACCGCTGGGCACGGTACTCTTGTACCAATTTAACCTGTACCAGCTTGCCAGTACGGTCAAATACATAATCACCGACCTTTAGAAGGCGGGCTGGTTTCCAATAGTCAAGGGTTAGTACTTTTTCGTTTGCTAGGATTGCCATGAAAGTTTTCTAGGACCCAATGGTCCAGCCATCTCCCTAACGGAGCGCGTATTTTGTTTTGGACTTCGACTGGCAGTCGTTGGATATTGACAGCGTTGGATGTAATACTAATCCTAAACTGCAGATACTTGGCTGTTGCTTGGTCCAAGATTTCCACTGGTACGTCTACCATATCGATGTTGTGCACGTCGCATATCAGAATTCGCAGGCCTTTGAGTTGGCCACGGGCATTTTCCAATGCACCTTGGATTTGATAGACATACTTGCTCATACTTCAACTAATGCAAAAACCAGGGGGTTAGCGCCCTCAATCCAAAAATATACCAAAAATAGTAACAGTAGTCATAGTAGTCAGGGTCTAAATCACTTTAGGGCTCCCTATACGTTTTTTATTTTTTTAAAATAATAAAATAATAAAAAGTAAGGGTGACTACTATGACTACTGTTACTATCAAGGACTTACGAGCGCCTCGTCATACAACTTCTACGAACTATCAAGGACTTACGAGCGGTAGTTAAAGCAACAGTAGTATGGATGCACCAA